TACCCTGACCCATGTCAAACAGTGCGTCCACACGCCTTTGCAGTTCCTTGTCCGTCAGCTTTACGTTAGCTATTTCAGCTGTATTCTCGGCAATCTGTGCAACTGCCGTAACATAATCTTCAGGCAAACTATCAGCCACCGCCTGTGCTTTCTGGGCGGCAGTCTCAGCTGATGTTCTATCCTCAGCAACCTTAGTGGCGTTTTCTGCCACTGTAGCCTTATCGGCTGTCACCTGTTCTGCCAACGTCTGCACCGCCTGCCTGTCTGCCGTAGTGCTGTCAGCGCAGGTCTTTGCGGTTTTAGCATAGCCTGCCGTTATTGTCTTGTCGGCTTCGACCTGCTGTGCTGCCGTTGATGCTTGGGCTGCGGATACCTTAGCGGCGTTCTGTGCTGTGACCGCCTCAGCACGTGCAGTTTCTGCACCCTGCCTAGCCGTTTCAGCCTGCGTAGCGGACGTTTCTGCAGATGTCTGTGCTGTTCCAGCACGGCTTGCTGCTTGCGTTGCCGTATCTGCTGATTTCTCTGCGTCTGTAGCTGATTTTTTTGCGTTTTCTGCCGCTGTAGTCGCCGTTTCTGCGGCGGTGACGGCTGTCTGCATATCTGCGTGCGCCTGCCTGCCTATAGCGTCTATGCGGTCTAGTGCGTCAGCTGCCACACTTGGTGATGGGATAGCTGTATCACCGATAGCCGCACCTATTCGCAGTCGAAAAATTCGTGATTTTTTAACTAAAATATACTCATCGCCTGACAGTTTCTTTGCACATATCTGACACGAAACTGTCTGCGCTGAACGCAGTATATCTGCGGTTGGCGTCCATGTGCCACCTGTGATATCGACCTCATATGTCACGCCGTCGCCGTAGTCTATCGTCATTACATAGCGGTCTGCGCCGTCTACTGTCAGCCCTTCGACCGACACGGGACGGGCGTTTGTTTCACCGACGTAGCCCAGCAGGGCTGTGTTCAGTGTTACGTCATAATCTGCATTTAATGTTATCGTCATTTAATCACCCCTCTATGCTATCACGATATAGTCTACACGATATGTTCCAGCAGGCACGCTGACTGTGCTAGAGCCAGCGGACGGCCCCATGCAAATAACCGCATTGTATTTACCATTGAATTTAGCTACATGAACGCAGAAATTCTGATATGGCGTCGGTGTATCGTCCTGTCGGAGAGTGACAATTATCTGTGCAGGGTCGCCGTCTATATCCAGCGGTACTGCCACAGTAGGAGTTGCTGATGATACAACCTGTGTAGCTGTTTTATGCTGGATTATCGTCTGATCTAACTCGTTTACCGCCGTCTGCACCGCCGTCAGTGCGTCCACAAATGCCTGCCTTACCTGTCTGCCTTCAAATGCTGTTGATACAGTTTCTATAAATTGTGAAAGGTCTATGTTTGCCATAAATTTGCCCCCTTAGTTAGTTTGCTGAAAATTCTTTGCATAAACTGTGCCCGTGTTGCCCTCAAGGTATATCTGTCGCTTTTCATTCTCATCATATACACTGACGGAGTGATTGTTCGTGTCAAGAAAGAAGCTTGCCTTGCCGCCTGCATATGTGCGGATATCGCCTGAGTTACTGTCAATATTCACCTTTAGTTCGTCATTCCAATATAGGAAAACTCCTCCTGCCTGACAAGCAACGTGTCCGCCTATGGTACTGTTTTTTAGCACCCATTGAAGCGGTGAAAGTTCCAGCGTCCATTCTTTGTAGGATAGCTTTATAACACTATTATCCTTGCTGTTTGTTTCTATGTTGATGTTTCCACCAAGCATAGTCAACGCCTTTGCGATAATGTGTCCGTTCTCAGATACCGAAAAGGTACCTGAGCCGTTATTGATTTTAAGCCCTGTCAGCACCTTTGCCGTAATAAAATCTGTAATCAGATTTCCGTCTATCGTCCATGCTTTTGTGTACGGACCCTCTTTGGCAGAGCCACCGTCTGATGACTTCCAAAATCCCATGCCATTTAGATTGAACTGAATACATGATTTACACGTGTCGATATTGTCAGTATCCATTATAAGAACACGTCTTGGCTTTGTTGGTGGGTCAAGAATAACATTGCCGCCCTCTGCACCTGTGATAAGTTTAGTCGCATTCTCTATTTTGCTGTCTATCACCTGACGATTTCTGAATTCAGAGTTATCTATAGCAGATTGCAGGCTTTGTGTTTTCGCTGTCATAAAGCCCGAAAGGGTTTCAAATCGGTCACCGAAGGTCAACTGTGAAGCCTGCGGATTGTCAAGGTCTATGGATATACCCACAATGCGCAAATCCTCGTCTATGCCCATAAGACTATTTTTTACTCTGTACCAACAGCCGAGTTCAAACTGCTCAATGTGTTTGTCTATTCTCGAGAGGTCAAGTGCTGTTATCTGATACTGCACTTTCGCACGATTGACAGATTTAAGATACTCCTTGCCCTTGCTAAGAAGATTGCTCGCAAGGGTCACATCGTCCCATATCTGCGTGCCGCTTATAACGCCGTACTTTGCGACCAAAGAACTGTCTTCTATGTAGTCCTTGCCGCCGTTTACAGTGCCGATAGTCAACCGCTTTTCGCTGTCGGTCAACTTTGCGCCAAGAGGATAAAGACGTGTTATGACCGCCGTTTCGTCTACTTCTCGTGATATGGTTTTAAGATTTACCGCAAGTTCTATGGTGGTATCAGTGCCGTGTCCTATTTTCTCCAGATAGTCGAGATAGACCTTGCCGCCTTTATCTCTGAGCTGTATCTCACCACCGAACTTCCCTATAAGCTTGTCTGCAATGACGTCCATTGTCTTGTCCCAATTTGCAGTATATGTGTAGTTGTTGCTTGCCGTAACAGTTACCTGTCCCAGCTCTATACGCTTATCTGCACCCACCTGTGCATTGTGTTTGGAGAGGAACGAAGAAAGCACCGTTGATATACCTACCATTTTGTATTCAATATACGGCTGAACGCTGTCATATAGCCAGCCTAAACGTCCCTCGCAGGTGACTTTGCGGCATATCAGACCTCTCTCGTCCATGCTATCAGGGCATTTCAAGACCCTGCCTATAAAAATATCCTTGTCAGTGCTTTCATCATAGACCTTGACAGCCGTTGTCAGCGGTTTCAAGAGGTCATACCCTACATTGTTCGGATATATGGTAAAACTGAAACTATCCACAGCGTTGATAGACTTTGCAACCTTGCCGCCTGATATGCGGTCTGTGCCGTCGCTGTGTATGATAGTGTTTTCAGCTCCGTTTGTTATCGTTACTATGAACATCAGAGTGCCTCCTCATAAAGCTTGAGTGTCAGTGTGCCGAAGCCATAAACCGCAAGAGTGTTCAAACCTGGCTGTAATATCAGTTCGTCAAGGTCAAATTCTTTCTCCGTGTTGCGGTATACACTTGCACTTATCTCTTGGTCGTTGAGTGCAAAATAGGTGAAGCCCACACTCTTTGCATCGTCCTCTGAGCGCTTGTAAGAAAGGCGTGGGCGTATGGGTCTATCAGCATATGAATAGACTTTCAGGGTTGCAGGAGGGGCGTATCGTGTCTGTTTGACCGCTGTCAGCGATATATCCGCCAAGTTCAGATAATCGGTTTCAAAGTTGAAGTTGTCGAAACCAATATCTGAGTAATCATCAGAACGCAGAAAAGGATACGTTTTGAAGTTCACTGTCAGATCAGCGGTGCGCCGTGAAGTGAACTCAAATGCAGATGTATCAAACACAGCCGTTGCCCCCACAAAGTGATAGTCTGTCAGAAAGCTTATCCTCAACTCGTCCTTTGCACCGCTGAGCCAGCGGACAACATCACACTTGCGGCGGTAAAGTTCGTTTTCATCTTTTGCAGAAAGGCTGAATTTTATCGTGATATCACGCTGCTTGTACGTCCTTTCTCCTGCCATTTTTGAAAAGTCATAAAAGCCGTTCATAAAAGGCAGGGTGGCTTCTATCCTGTTTTCCTCCGGCTGAGATATCTGAACGCCGTCCTTTTGGATAACCAAATAGAAATCGGTGGACTTCTTGCCGCCAAACTCTATGTATTCATTAGACACTTGCAAGCCTCCTTTCACTGCTTGTGACCCTCTCACCTAGTTTTCCGTCCACCTTTGACGTGAGCTTGTCACCGTCAAGATAAATGTTTCCTTGCTGTGCAAGCTGTGGGAAGTAGGTTTCTAGGAGGGCGATGATCTTGTTCATGGTATCGTTACCGCTATTATTCACACTCTTTTCGGGGAGTGCTGAAAAGCTTGGCGGTATGATATCCGTATCCATAAGCAGCTGCAGTGACCTGTTGAACTGCATGGTGATAGTGTCCTCATTGTCTGCTATACCCTTTGCAAAAAGGTCCATCATATCAGGTGCAAAAGTGTGGAAGTTTGAAAGAGGACCCTTGTCAGGTTCAGAAAAGCCAAGAAAGTCCTTAACGCTTGAAGCTACGTCACATACAGTGTCTTTAAGGCTCTGCCACTTCTCTTTTATGCCGTCTATAAACGCCTGTATCATATCTGAACCCCATTCTTTGAAGTCGTTCCACTTGCGTGAAAACCAGTCTGTAAGGTCGATAAGCATATCAGACAAAGCGTCTGAAACAGGTGCGAAGTAGTCCACCATACCTTGTGCAATGCCCTTGATGAGCTCGACCGCTATAAGTATGCCGTCGGCAAGGATGTCAGGGAGATTTTTCAGGAGTTCCATTGTAAGCGTGCCGATGATTTCAAGTGCCGATTGAGCAAGCTTTGCCGCCGTATCACTGTCGGAAAGCGACATTGCAAGTGCATCTATTATCTGCACTGCGCCGTCTATAATAAGGTCTATGTTATCCACAAGTGCTTCTGCAATAGCGGTCACTATCTGTATCGTGCCGTCAATTATTGCAGGCATACAATCTATAACAGCTTGTATAACTGTAGGTATCTGCTCAACAATAGCATTGATAAGGTCTGGTAAAATCGTCGGCAAAGCCTGTGCTATAGTGGTTATGATCGTTGCCAACGACTGTACAAGAGGACCTGTGTTCTGTATAAGAGCTGTTGCGATAGTTGTAATGGCTGTTATGGCCGCCTGCGTTATCGTACCGATATTATCGGAAATGCCTTTTACAAGCGCCTGAAATATCTGCGTGCCTGCTTCTATAAGCTGAGGAAGCAGGTCGCTCACAAGCTGTGGAAGTTCAGCCGCTATGTCGGGAGCCAATTCACTTATGAGCGTTGTGACCCCTGAAAGAGCCTGCTTTATGACAGGCATAATGTTCTTTGCAAAGGTCTTTACTGTACTTACCATTTCTTTGATAAGATTTTTCAGGTCAGCGTTTTTGTCACCCATTCCTGCCATAAGGTTTGCCCACGCTGCTTTCACAGAACCAAGAGAACCGGAAACTGTTGTTGCCGCTTCTTTTGAAGTTGTACCTGTGATGTCAAGGTCGGTCTGTACCTTGTGGATAGCCTCTATCATTTTGTCAAATGACACGCTGTTGACGGTCTTTTCATCGACCTTTATCGAATCCCCAAGCACACCTGAATCGTTGATAAGCCTTGCCATTTCTGCCGCAGTACCGCCATAGCCGAGTTTTAAGTTATCGAGCATGGTGTAATTTTGCTTTGCAAAGCCCTGATAAGCGTTCTGGATAGAAGATATGTCAGTACCCATTTTGTTGGCATTGTCCGACATATCTACCATAGCCTCATTAGCTATCTCTGCTGCCTGAGCAGTATCACCGCCCAAGCCTTGCAAGAGCGAAGCAGAAAAGCTTGTGACATTCTGCATATAGTCATTAGCCGATATTCCTGCGGTCTTGTATGCCTCACTGGCGTACTTTACGATAGTATCAGCGTTGTCCTTGAATAGTGTTTCAACGCCGCCTATGTTCTGCTCATAGTCCGCATATGCGCTCGCAGAGCTTTTGACTATAGCGCCTATGCCTGCACTTGCCGCCGATATAGTTGCTATACCAGCTTTTGCGGCAAGTGCAAAGCCCTTTTTGATAGTGCTCCCAAAACCTGAAACGACCTTACCGCCAAGAGAACTTCCAAACTTGTGACCATCGGGCATACTATCCCCGAACGCTCTTCTCAGCTCTGACGCAAGCCCTTGCATAGACGGAACTATCTGCACATATGCTTTGCCCAGCTGTGTGCCGTTTTCTTCTGCCATGTTAGCCCTCCTTTCCTAAGATTTTTCTTCTTGCTTCCTCATAATCCTCACCGCTTTGGAACGCTGTTATCTCACTGTCGCTGTCATTCTTACCTATGAGCTTTTCAGCCATTGGCTGCGGTCTGTTCACGCCCTTTTGACCGTCCTTTGTCTGCGACCAGCATATCCACTGCAGGCGGTCAAATATCAGTGCAAGCAGTATTTCAGAAAACGAACCGCCAACACCGTTGAGTTTGCGCTTGACCCGTGATGAGCTGTCAAGGCCACAAAGAAAAGTCGCCACCTTTCGTGCAGGCAGCGACTTGTAGTCGTATATGTGATAATACTGCGCCATATCGCAATCAAACTCATCAGGATAACGCTCCATGACGGCGGCAAGGACTAGGAGTTTTTTGTCTTAGGTGTCTGGAAGATCTCCACGATAAGCTTTGTTATCTCTTTAGCCGATACATAGCCGCACTTTTCTCTTATCTTCGCAAAAGCTTTTTCTTTCTTGCTTCCCAAAGCGGCGTCAACTACCTTGACATATGCAAGGGGGTCGCCCTGTTCACACTTGCCGACAGCTTCGATAAACTCATAGTCGTCAAGCGTTTTCTCCTCTATTTCAAATTCAAAACCGCTTTCTGTCTTTCCTGTCAGCATAGGTTATTCCCCTTTCTTCATGTACTCATAGTGTGTATTACCGTTCTCATCAGGTGTGGCTGTGATAGTCAGCTCATAGCCGATAGGTTCATTATCCTTATAGGTGATGTCAGATATCTCCGTCACCTTGCCGAACGGAACGACCACTCTTTTCAGTACGTTGTTTTTCAGTATCATATCAAATACGAACGCCTGATCTTCATGCTCAGCACTGTTTACCTTGATTGTCAGACCCGTGTCAAGGTCGCCCGAAACATTGCTGCCATTGTAGACAGTTTTCAGCACATCTGTATTGGTACACTCTATCAGTTTGACCTTGAAAGTGTCCGTTTTTTCTGTCTGCGGTGTGTCAACAATATCTCCGCCCCAGGCTTTGATATTTTCAGTAGAAATGCCAGAACTGTTTGTTACTCCGTCCTCTGAACAGTAGCCCAAACTTTTGAACGCTGCGTCAAGTGCTGTTGTTGCATCTGTCGGCAGTGTAGATCCCGTGATCGCTGTGAAAACCGCTCCGCCTACCTTTGGCTTGCCTGTTGATACGTTATCTTTGTTGTTTGCCATAGTATTATCACTCCTCGTAGTAGGTTATATCAAATACCGCCTGATAGCGGTATCGCTTTGTTTCTGTGTCTGTGTAGTTGTAGTCTGACGTGCACGCACAGCGGCATACATCGCCCTGTGACACGCTTTCAGACATAGCCTTTTTAACTTTTGCATTAAGTTCTGCCGCCCCGTATAGGCTCGCTGAGTAGCTCTGAACGGCTATGGTGGCAGATGTGATAAAATCATTCTCTGCCGAGCCTAGCTTGTCAATAAGCACATACTCTTTTGGTGGGTTTTTAGGTTCTTCAAGATAAACAGGAACGTCAAGCTTTGCCCCCAGCCAGTCAAGAATTATCTTCTCTATCACTTGCCAAGCACCGCCTTTAAAAGTGTGTTATTTCTAAAATTAGCACGCTGAGCCTTCTTGGTTTTAGCCTTGACGATAGCAACCTTACGGCGCATTTTCGGGTATCTTGTCCATGTGATAGTATACGCTTTATGCCCCGTGCCAAGCCTCTGAACGGCTCTGTCAGCATATCCCTTGACCATGCTTTCAACAGGTGCAGAGCAGAGAAAAGCCGCAATTGCGTTGTGGTCAAGCTCTATATTAACTTTACTCATAGCGTTCCACCTTTACTTTCTTGTTCCATTGTAAAGGGATATTATCATCAATGCCCTGCGTAGGGATACCCACAGTTTTGAATGTCATTCCCCAGAACTCGACTTCTGTATTCTCCCATGTGTGCGTGTCACCTTTTGGTATCGCAAGCACATAAGCTATGCGTTTGCCTGACAGGTTGATCTCGTTCACAACGTCCTCTGCGGAAGGCTCGCCCACAAGCACGTTTTCGACAACCTCCTGCGAAGTTTCGTATATCGGTCTGTTGAACCCGTCAATACCTGTCTGCACTTTTGCAGAAAGCTTAACAGGTATGCCTTTGATGCTTAGTCTCATACGTCATATACCTCCATAGCTCCGTATCTCTGCCGCATAACGCCCAGTTCTTTCAGCTCGTTTCTGAGGAAATACAGCTGCTGTCCTGCGTTGAGATATGTCATTGACACTGAATAGCCCATAGCCGATTGCGAAGCCTGCGAAGTCGCAGGAGAGCTGTCCGCTATAGCGTCAACAGCTCTCAACGTGGCACGAACTATGATATCTTTTGCCACAAGTTCTACGTCAGGCTCATCAGCTATCATAAGGTCAAGGTCCTTGCCATACTTCTTACAGGCAGTTGAAAGCTTTGCGCAGGCGACAGGCAGCAGAGCCGCCGCCTTTTCCTGCTCCTCAGCCGTGAGCTTTCGGCCAAGCTTTATAACATCTTCAATAGTTGCGTACTCTGCCGCCATTTATGCCGCCCCCTTATTCAGCAGCTGACTGAATGACAGCAAATGCGGACTTGTCCATGATACCCCAGCCGATATATGCTTTGGCTCTGATGTATACCTGACCGCAGCCCTTGAGATCCTGTCCACTGTTGTCAGGGTCGCCGTATTCAATGATCTCAAGCGGAATTTCCTTTGAGTAGCCCCACTTGAACGTTGAAAAGTCGCCCACGATAGCAAGGTCTTTGCTGGAATTGAATGAAACTGTATTATTTGTTACAGTCTGAATGCCGTTCATCTGTGACGGCGCATTGCCCCACGCAAGTTCAGGATATATCTTTCTGCCGCTTGTGTCCACCATTTTTGCAAGGTCGGATCTGAATGACGGCGCCATTGTAAGACCTGAGATGTCATACTCATTGTCCTGCACTGCGGCGATAGCCTCCTCAATAAGAGCGTCGGGTGTCTTTGGTGTCTTGCTGTCCTGTTTTATCACAGTTACGCCGTTGTCAAAGTGATTTGTACCGATAAGTGCAGAAGCTGTCTTGGCTCTCGGATTAACTCCGTGAAAAGCCATAATGTCAAGACCTCTTGCAGTCTTTTTCGCAAAGCCGTCGGAGAAATTTCTCAGAGTTTCTATCTGCTCTTCCTCAGCTGCATAGAGAAATTCGTCTGAAATTCGTGCGCCGTATTCGATCTTTACAGGTACGATTATAACAGGGTCAAGCGAAACACTGCCCCTTGTCATTTTGCCGTTTTCAGCAACAAGATCAACTTCATCATCCATTGTGAAGATGAACTCTTTCTGCCCATTGAACGGGATAGGTGTCTGACCACAAAGAACTGCCAATGAGGACTTGCCCTTTACCTTGTCGAAAAGTTCTTTAACGAGTACAGGGTCGAACTTTGAGCCCTTTGAGAGAATGTCTGGCATAAATATTACTTCCTTTCTTTACTTTGTAAGACTTGCAAGCAGCGACTTATATGCCGCATTCTTGCCGTCTGCGTGATCATGTTCTGTGCTGCCAAGAGGTGCTGTTTGCTTCTTGCCGATAAACTTTGCAAATGTTTCAGCGTCCTTCTTGATAGCTTCTTCTGTGTCTCCTGAAAGCTTGCTTGCAAGCTCATAAGGGATACCTTTTTCGTGGGCGATTCTCATTTTTACCGAGCTGGTCTCGTATGCCTTGTTCTTAGCCGTAAGGTCTGCAATAGCGGTGTCCTTTTCGGCAAGCTTGCCTGTAAGGTCGGTGATCTTGCTGTTAAGGTCGGCTGTCTTTGTCTTGAAGTCATCAGGGGAAATATATCCCTCAAACTGCTTCTTGACTGTATCTGTGTTGCGGTCAAGCCTTGCCTTTATCGCATTGTCAAAGGCTTCCTGTGTTGTGATAGCTTCAAATTCTGCCATAGTGTTTCCTTTCCCCGCTTTACCCTGCGGTGTAGGTGATATATAATAAACTGTTACCAGCTTATTTTCTGTACTTTCTTCTTATCTGATGAATTTGCACACGCCCAGTGAGCAAGTACCACCGCCTCAAGCAGTGATATGTCAGCACCTTCAAGAATGGAGGTATAGCCAAAACCTCCGCCTGAGCTTATCGCTCTGTGTTCACAGTTGGCAATGACTTGTTCAAGAGAAGGTTGGTCAGCGTGACAAATATTCTGTGCGAATACTCCTCGTTCAAAACCTGCTGACGAAGTGATCACATCAGCGACTTTCGGCAGGATAGGCTTGCGCCTGATACCTGCGTTCTTCATATCTGCCGCAAGCAAAGACTGTCCGTTCGCTCCGTCAATGACAGTTTCACGCATATGTGGATTGCGCAGATATGCGATTATCCAGCCGTTCCCCTCTCTTACAGGGCGGCAGTCGATAGCCTCGACAAAAATCTTGCCGTCTGCTGTCTTTGCAGCGACAGCCAAAGATACGTTATCCGTGACCTTTGCATACTTAATGCCGAAAAACAGCTCTCTGCTGATATCGGGCTTGCCAGTGATACAAAGTGCCTGCCACTCTCCTTTGCTTATAGCCGACTTTTGGTTATAGGTGAGCCACAAGCCTAAACGCTGGATGTTATCGTCAACCTGGTCGTCTTTTGGGTCGCCAAGTTCCGAGCGTATCTTACGTTCCGTGAGGATAGTGCCTAAAGACGGGTTAGTGGCATACCACAGCTCGGGGTCATGTGCGTTTGTGAGCTTTGGCACGGACCATTCAGCCCAGCCGTCATCGCCACCTTTCCCCGATATCGTCTTCTGCCGGTATTTGGTGAAAACTGTGCCGGCAGACACCATTGTTGGAGGTGTTCCACACATCAATGTCTGAGGATTTCTGCTGTCTGTAACGACATATTTTAGGGCTGTTTCTTGGTCGGTGGTGTATTCCTGTGCCTCGTCAATGATAAGCAGGTCATAGCCCTCACCAAGTCCTCCCTTTGAAGAACGTGTTCGGAAATTGATGAGACCGTCGCCTTTTAGCCACTCGATACGTTCAAGACCAAACTGTTTTGTAGTCTTGAAGTCCTCTTTTTCAAGAAAGCCCATTTTTGTGATAAGGTCTATGATCTTCTCCCACGCCGAATGTGACGTTGTTGTCCTGTGGGCGGTGTAAAGAACACGCTCGCCATTTTGCAGACCATAGATCGCACGCATGATAAGCAGCTCTGACTTGCCGTTACGTCTTGGTATCGACCAGCCGAACTTCATGTGCTTCCACAATCCCTCATCGTCCACCGCCATGATGTCATAAAGCATTAACTCCTGCCATTCCTGTGCAGTGCGCCCCGATTTGTTGTACATTGCGATAGCCTCATTGCCTTTGGTCTGCTCATATGGCAACACTACCGATATGGTGGGGGTCTGCCTGCCGACTCTCTTATCCTCAATAGTGGATTACCTCCTTTTAGGTACTAAAAAAAGCACCCGTTAAGGTGCTTGGTTTGATATTTACTTTGTCGATTTGACCTTTTCAGCATTGGATAAAACTATACTCAATGACCTTTCACAGCGTATCAGTGCCGCAACATAATCAGCATTATCCTTTATCTTCTGAATTTCCATTCTGATGTTCTTAATATCATTCTTGGCTCTACACAGTTGCCATATTGTACCTAGGTCAAGTGCCATAATATCCGTCCTTTCTGATTTTGGGTATAAAAATACCGCCTCGCCGTAGCGGAGCGGTCAAGCATTATTGTTTTTAAAATCTTCTTTAGAAATTTTTAATTCACAAGCACACCTGTCTTTGGCTATTTCTAACGGTATGCCCTCTGGATATGTCAAACAATAATTTTTTTCTTCGTCATTTTCATGCCCGACAATAATAACATCATCGCCGCTTTGACGAAGTGCTTCCATTTCAGCATCATAAGAAATGCAATTTTTACATTGTTTCATTTTGTCAATGCCTCCTTTAACATTTGCTCAATATAATCAGGAAATTCTTCTCCGTGGTAATGTGCACAAAAACATTCTGCAAAAAACTCGTGACTGTCCGTGCTTGCATACTGCGAAATGCTATAAATATCGCCTGTCTGCTTTGCCTTGCGAAAAGCATCATCAACCATGCTTTTTATTTTCACACTTCTTGGATCACCATAATTTTTACAATACAGACCTCTGTTAATTTGTCCGAAATATTGATCTGCAATAATGTGCCCATATTCATGTGCTACTGTTGCTTTTACCGCATTTGTGCCACTGAATGTACTTGACATACTCCACCGGCTATATTTTATACCTTCTTCTATTTGAGCAAGGTCTTTCTTTAATTTTCTGACCTGTGCAGCACTATATTTGCCACTGCTTATTGCTGCTTGATATTCAGGAATAAGCTTGGCAAATTGCTCATTCCTTGTTTTCCAATCGGTAACCATTGCTGGTGGTTCGTTAAGATATTTAGTGCTTATATCCAAGCCTCCACCATTTGCTCGAGCGTTTGCTTTTTTTAGTGTTGACGAACAATTTATATCTTGTAACTTATCAACGGGGTATTTTGCAGTTAAGTCAGTTAATGTTTCATTCACCGTATTAAGTGAATTGAGATTTTTGACATTTTTCACATTAACTTTGTCGGCAAATTTTAGTGTATATTCCTTGGCATTTTCAATGGTATCAGCAGGAATGAATTTAGCCATACTGCTATTTTCCTTCATTATACCACTTCCACCCCGTTTGTCAAGCCTCACAGGCTGTCTTGAACCGGCTGTCTTCATCTGCTCAAGCTCTTCATCTGAGATGTTCCACTTGGTCTTGCTCCACACGTTTTGTGCCTTTCTACCGTTGAGGTATGTAACAGTACAGCCGCAGTTATCATGCCTGCGGTAAACGTCTTTTGGAACATCTTCGGGATAGTGATATTTACCTGCAAGCTTTGAACACCACTTACAGCAGCCGCCGTGATCGTTGCGAATGATGTAGCAGTCCAGCCCTGCATCAGAACGAAACTTCACGTTTTTTTGCACATAATCGTTGTAAAAACTCTCGGTGATGTTCTGCGCCGGAGCTGTCATTCGCCGTATCATCACTTCTTCTGCAATATCCGGTGCAGAAGCCGCATTGACTACCGCCTGCACACGCTCGGTAGGGAAGGCAGCCTGCTGAGGTGTGATGTTTATGCCTGCTTGGTTGTCAAGGGCTTTCTGACATTCTGTTGCCGCAGAATTGATGATATCGTAGTTATCTTTCAACACGCCCGTGAGTATGGTATCGGCAATGTTGTAGTACATCTTGCCGTCAGGCAAAGCCGCTACGTTGACGTGTGTACCGATAGTCTGAGAGACCCTAAATCCGAGCTGTTTCGATAGCAGGGCGACTTCTTCCATTTTCGCAGTGCCACCCTCTATTTTCTTCAAAACCGATTGAATGTACTTATCAGCCTTGCACGTCTTTTGAAACTCAGCTCGTATTTTTCCAAGCAGTTCTGCACCGATATCAGCCATTGTTTTCGCCCTCTATGCCTGTGAGCTGACGAATACCCTTTGCACCTAGATAGTCAGGTACAGCCTGATTGATTTTCAGAATAGCGTCGCCCACACCTGAGAGTGCAGCGGAATCAGGCTCAAAAATAGGAAGCCACTGCGGTTTGATGTCACTGAAAGCATAGCGCATATAGGCCGTGTTATCACGAACGCAGGCGGCAAGATAAGCCACGTTAAGGAAACCACTGCCAAACGTTCTCTGCGCCTTGCGTGCGGTAAGCCTGAGATTTTCGTGTGCCGCTCTGATCGCTTCACAGCTGGCAGGGTTGGATGTTGCGAAACCCAAGTCGTCAAGGGTCAGCCCTGTTTCTCCGGCGAACAGTGAAGCTATAGATTTAAGCTGTTCAGAGTAAGGTGACATGGACTGCTGCTGAAATTGTCCGGCAGTAGGATTGCCGCCATCATCATCTTTGGTGATAGTCAGCAGTGAGGACATTGTTGCACCCCATTTGTCCATTTTCTCCAATTTCTCGGCATCATTCGAAAGACCAAGTATATATTTTTGTGGGAAACTGTAAAACTCGGCTGATACTTCTGACCGCCTGAGTGTTCTCATAGCCTCCTGCACAAGCTCCATACACGCCCTTGATATCCTGCTGTGACCGAAAGGACGAACAGCGTCAGGGCGGTATATGATAGGCACAAGCAGAGGATAAGGCGCAGGATTGTCATAGATCTCAACATCATAGCCTCTGCGATATATCTCTGTCTGTTCGGCGGTGAAGTAAGCTTCAATGGTGGGGTTGAAATTATTATCCCTGTCAAGTACTGCATAGCCCTCACGGAGCATATTCGTGATAGGGTCGATGATGCCAGTAGCGTTACTGCCGTCAATGACCTGCAAGCGTGGATAACCTGTTTCATCAGCCGAGATATACACAAAACAGCAGGAGGACACCAACGCTGAGAGAATAGCAGAATCAAAGAACACGTCACGATTATTGTTGTCAAATATCTCGTTGACGTAGAAAGTGTTGTCCTCAAAGCTGTCAAATACTATTCTGTCCGCAAGGGTATCAACAGCTTTTGCACACCAGCCTAGCACAGGACGCATCCAGTTATAGCTTGGTGGTATCATTTTGCCCATGTCAGTAAGGCCGTTCTTCATGTGATAGTAGTCATAGCGCACATTGACCCTCGAAGCCTTTGAAGAAAGCTTCTTTTTCAAATATGCCATGCCTTTGTATTCGCTCATCTTGTATATCCTTTCCAATTATTTCAACTCTGCGAGAAATATAAGCAGTGCGGCGGTGAAGGTCATTTTTGACCTCAAAAGGGGGCATACCCCCATATTGTCAATAATTTGTTAAAAATTCTTCCAATCGTAGCATTGTGGTAAAACTCGGTTGGAAATCAGGTCAAGAGACTGGTCAAACACCTGTTTTTCCACCAATTTGTCAGATTTCTGGCGATTACAACACCAATGTGCCAACTGCAAGTTTGAAATGTCCGAAGGGTGACCGCCTTTGGCAATGGGTATGATATGATCTATGCAAGCTGACAGTGGGTGCGGATATTTCAATGAAAAATCAACAGGCTTACCACAGATACCGCAAACTGTTTGGGTAGCGTAGATTTTCTTCTTGTTGATACGGAAATGCTGTTGGTGTGAACCGCTTCGGTCTGGTCTTGGTATTGGCATTGTATACCTCCGTGCAACGCAAAAGCGACCGCAAAATGCAGCCGCCCTTGTGAAAATATTATAAGGAGTTTTGTAAATGGTGGAGCAGATGTTGAGCTGGCACGCTCTCGACCTGCATACGGAGCTTTCGCCCCGTCGGACTTTTTTATGGAGGTCCGCAAAGAAACTTTTGCCGTTATGGCATATTATCATTATACTCTCTTGACAGGGGTGATACAAGGGCTTTTTCGGGTGTCTGATAAAATTTCTTGAACATTTTTATCGCATTCGGACCAAGCACCTTGCGAGTGTAATTTACCTCACGGTCAAGAGCCTCAGCTGTTCGTTCCCATGACATTCCGTTTATGTATTTGTTGATTATCAACGCCGCAAGTCTGCTGTCAGGCATACTGTCCGTGATACACAATACATTGTATGACATCTGTTCGTAACTTTTGCAAAGCTTTTCAAGCTCCGTCTTATAGTCCGCTATCATCACAACGCTGTCTTCTATCTTTCTTGACGTGCCTCCTGCAAAGCTGGGCGGTATATCGGAGCTTTGCGGCGATGTACTCTCAGCCCTTGCATAGCATTTTTCTATGGCACGCCTTATCGCCGATATACGCTTGTCTATATCCACCAGCTTGTTCAAATATTCTTCTGCTGTCAACCTTTATCCCTCCTCGATCATTCTTCCGCAAACAGGACAGAACTCAAAGCGGACTTCCTTGCCGTCTGCACCAAGCTTTTCGCTCCACTCTGTCACTCCATTGCAGTATTCACAGCCTGCATATTCAGGTATGGTTACATCGTTATGTTTCGCAAGTCCCTCGTCGCAGAGTATCAGCTCAAGTGCCTGCAATGCGTATGTGAGCTTTTCTTCCCTGTCCTGCGTTTTGTTTATCTTCCAGACCGTTGTCTGCCCTCTGCGGATATTCTCCTGCATTATGCAGGCTTGTCTGAAAAACCTGCCGTTTCGCTCTTTGCTGTGAAGATATTCCCGCTTGTATTCCGCCTGCTTGTCCTCACATATCTCTTTTGACCACCCCTCATGCCTGTTCTTGTAGCCAAGTCTTGATAACTGTGAGAAATACTTATATTCCTCAGCAGGATACTCGTCATAGATGAGCCTGCCGTCTATTGCCATATCTTCATATCGTGCGAACTCTTCTTGTGACATTCTTTTGAAATCTATCTTTATAGTTGGTACCCCCTTTGTGAAGGGTTGTGAAGGGTTTGCACCCTTTTTAAAGAACTCTTTCTTTATATATATTCTTTTTTATTTTCTAATACGAAAGGTTAGAAAAACCCTTCAACCCTACACAACCCTACACGCTTACAATTACTTACACATTATCAAGTGACAGTCCATTGAAGTATATACCGCCCCTTGTTCTTACTTTCTCAAAGCGTTTTGCAAGCTCCATACCGAACTTTGTTGAACTCATACGATATTCATTGTTCTGCTCAGCCCAGTTAAGATACGCCGCAAAAAGCTGACTTGACTTAACGCTCAGACCCTTGCCCACAGTACACTTATCCTCAACAAATGCAGAGATAACGTCCATTTCACGGCGGTACTCCCTCACTTCTTCAAGGACGGCACGAGGCATTTTAAGCCCCTCTTTCTGCCACAGCAGACAGCCCTCAACTGCCCAGCGGAATATGCCCGTAAGCTCCGCCGACAGCTTGTATTTCAGCCTGCGGTCTATCTTTTCTTCGGGTATCTGCACAGTGAACGGTATCATATGAATTCTTCGCCATATGCCCGTATCCGTTCCTCTGATGACAGGCTTATGGTTTGTCGCCATCCAAAGCTTGAACTCAGGCTTGAACTCAAACTCGTCGCCGTAAAGCTTTCTTGCCGTAACAGTATCATCGCCTGTAAGCTGTTTGAGCAGACCCTCGTTGATACGAACACCCTCGTTAGGCTCAACGCTTGTCACGAGCCTTGCACCTTTGAGCCTTGCAATATCGCTGTTTATGGCGGTGCTCTGATTACTGCGCACCATAATAGTTTCAGGCTGGATATTTGCCGCATAGTCCCCGAAAATATCCCTTATGATATCAATGAAAGTTGACTTGCCGTTTCGTCCTGTTCCGTATAGAAAGAACGCACATTGCTCGGTGGTCGAGCCTGTCAGGGAATATCCCACAGCTTTCTGAACGTATCTGATAAGGTCTTTATCCTTTCTAAAAATATCATCAAGAAATGCAAGCCAGCGAGGGCAATCGGCATTCTCTGAATACTCAACGGCTGTCATTTTCGTCAGATATGTCATAGGGTCGTGAGGAGATATGCCGCCGCTTCGCAGGTCGATAACTCCGCCCGGGGTATTGAGAACAGTTTTAAATCTGTCCATCTGAGCCGGCAGAACAGGAACGTGGTGCATGACCTCGCTTAGCATTGCGTTCTTTGATTTGTTAGAACGGCAGGACTTCATATGCTTTTCAAAGGCTTTCGCCATATCCGTTCCCTCATCTGCGTCAAGCTGAGCGTACACTTTTGCCTCTGCCGCCATGCAAGCCACAGCCTTATCAGCAAGACGTTTAACTGTGCCTGTCATATCGGTACACCACTTTCTGCCGTCATACCAAAGCCAGCGTTTGTCTGTATAACAGTATCTCACCTGCTCGCCAAAAAGGTCAACAAAGCGTTCTGCGTTGCCTGTATCGTCAAATGAATAAAGTCTTGGCTTGGCTTCTTCCTGCTCCACAGTGCCCACAGAAATCGGCTCAGAGGGCGACTTGAAGTTAAGAGAAAATCCCCCTGCGAACTTTGGCGAATAGGTCTTGTCGCAATCTGCAATGGCTTTCTGGATCGTAAGTGCGCCGTAGGTCGAACCGCTTTGCGCCCTGTCCCACTTTTCACGCATAAGACCTGAGGAACGGAATATCATATCCATTTTCTCTGCATCACAGCCTGTCCAGAAGGCAAGCATCGAACAAAACGCCATATCAGCTTCACTCTGCGAAGCATATCCTGCGGTTCTTCCACTGTAGAGGGAAACGAACTTTCCTCCGTTCTTTGCACCTGCCGCCGCTTTGATTATCTGGTCTGCGGTGTCAAGTCTGACAGCAGGAACAGCCTTTGCCACAGGCTCGTGACCGCCTCCTATATACTTTTCGTGCAATGGCTTTATGCTGTCGGAACACTCTGCAATGCCCTCATATTCTGAGCAGGAGTTGCCTGTCATAACGAAAAATCTGCCGTCCTCATACATCTCAACTGAGCCTTTACGTCTGCCACGCTTCGGGAGCGTTCCTCTGCATATGATATGTATGCCCTTGCCAGATTGAGATATCTCAGTATAGCTTTGCAGGGTTGAGATAAATTCAGATATGATGTTGCCGTTCTCTCCCCTCTGGTATGCCTCAAGCTCCTCCTCTTTGCCGTCAATGTCAACACCGAAATATGGACAGCCACCGAACATAAATCCTATGCCCGAATGTTTTTCCGAGGCTCTCACAGCCGTATCGAAATCGCACCAAGTAGAGGGGTTATTTGACATAGCCCCTCCGCCGGTAAGTGCGTTTATCGGCACTTTCTTTATCTTCCCTCTCTTTTCATCAGGCACAGCGTCCCAGCATATCCAGTTTGGCAGGGCTTTAATCTCCTGCGGTATTTGTTCGTACATATATCCAACTCCTAACATAAATTTTGAAAAGTCAAAGCCTTTCACTTATCCCCGAAAAACGTTCAAAAAGTTGCATTAAAAATGCAACAATTGCAGAAATGTTGCCAAATTAAAATATAAATCATTTGTTTGCACAAAATATCATCTGCGTTTTTATGCAAAAGCACTATGACTTTTCGCTTTTCTCAGAAATCAGAACGGCACGCCGTCATCTGTAAGCACGTCCTCAAAATCTTCAAGGGAGCCTATGGCGCTGTCAGCCTGCGTATTTGTCTTAGGCGTTGCAAAGCCCGTCTGCTTAGTCGCAAAGCTGTCCGCCGTTGGTGCAGAGGATTTAAACTTATGCTTGCACTCAGGATACTTTGTAGGGTTGACAAAATTAATGCGTTCCTGCTCCTTGCCGTTCCATTCCTCGTGCGTGAGATCTACCCTTATGCACTTGTTCAGCAGGTCGGTGCAGTATGCTTTAAGGCTGTCATACTCCTTGCCGTCAGGAAGCTTAGCCGCCTTGCCCATTGCCATAAGCTGAGCAAAGTTGTAGCCCTCCACCTGCATATCGTTCTCGTTAGGTTCATGCTTTTTCCATATGGTGTGAAACAGGCAGGAGTTACCGTATTTCTGCCCCTGCACGTCATTTCTGATGACGAGAGTGAAGTTAAGACCCATCGAGCCTTTCTTTGTTGTGCGTTCCTCGATAGCGGTTATGATGCACTCGTAATCGCCCTCAGGCTTTAATCCGTTCTGAAATGCCTCTGATTGATTTGACTTAAATCCCATTTTTTATTCCTCCGTTAGTAAATTTACTGCGTCCTCTGCTGAGCGGCATATGCCTGCCAATGCTCCGCACTCACGCATTTTTGTTATGAACTTCTTCTGCTCAGGACGAACTCGTCCCGACTTTGTTTTGACTTCGATAAAGACAGCTCTGCCGTCCTTATGCCTTACACCGAACAGGTCTGAAAAACCTTTCGGCACACCTGTGGTGAAATATCTGCCGTCAACTGTTCTGCCCTCGCCCACGTTCACACGAAAGACAGTGCAGTAGGGCGATACCGCACAGCGTATCTCGTTTTGTATCCTGTGTTCTTCCGTCAACCTATAAGCCCCCTTTGCCTTGCCTGATAATACGCCCAGCCTGATTTGTAGCCGTGACTTTTCGCATACTGCAAAAGTTCGGGATAGGTATGACAATCGGCAGGACTTGAAAAGTCAAGCTTAAATCCCTCCACCTTTACAAGCCCCACGCTGCTGTCTGTTTCAAGCTTTCTCTCGGCTGTGGGAAACTCATATCCGCAATGAGGACAGCATATTTTCACCCCCGCAGGAGGAGCGGAGAAAGTATAGAAACATTCGGGGCATTGTTTCACCTTGTCGCTCTGCTCCTGCTTTTTATGCTGAGCTTTAGGCTTTTTCTCTAAGCTCCACTCCCTGTCATCGTCAGGCATACCAAACCTTGCATAGTTGCCAACGTGGTCGATTATGACGGCTCTTTTATCAGGACGATACCGCATACATCTCATAGCCTGCTGAATGTAAAGAGTAAGGCTCTTGGTGGGTCTAAGAAGTATGGCACACTCGCAGTCGGGGACGTCAAAGCCCTCTGAGATAAGGTCAACGTTGCACAGCACAGTTATATCTCCCCTGCGGAAAGCTGAGATAATGCTGTCACGCTCGCTCTTAGGAGTAGAGCCGTCAATGTGTGCCGCCTTTATGCCGTTGTCATTAAATACATCTGCCGTCCGCTGAGAATGTCTGACGGAAGCACAGTAGCAGACCGCTTTTTTGCCATTTGCTAACTGTTTGTAATACTTTATGACGTCGCCGAAAACAGTGTTTTTCACCATAGCTTTCTCAATCTCCGCCGCCATATATTCCCCGTGAGAAACGTGAAGCCCTGTAAGGTCGGCAACGTCAGGAGCATAGTAGTCATAAGGTGCAAGACAGCTGTTATCAATAAGCCATTTTGCGGATACGCCAACGATAAGCTTGTCGTTCACGTCACCAAGCCCGTCACCATTAAGGCGAACAGGAGTCGCTGTAACGCCCACTCTCGGCACGTCTGAAAAGTATTCGTATATGCGTTTGTATGACTGAGCAAGGCTGTGATGATTTTCGTCAGTTATGATAAGTGCAGGTCTGGCAAGCTTTTTAAGCCGTCTTGTAATAGTCTGCACCATACCCACCTCGCAGAGTTTCATATCAACGCCCCAGCGGATAAACGTCTTTTTTATCTGCTCCACAAGCTCACGTCTGTGGACGAGAAAAAGCACTCTCTTGCCGTTAAAGGTCGTCCGCCTAGCCATTTCAGCCACAATGCAGGACTTTCCTCCACCGCATGGCAGGACTATGCAGGGTGCTTTATACCCTGCTCTCCACGCCTGCCTTACCTGCTCCACCAGCTCATTCTGATACGCTCTCAGCTTCATTGGACTTCGCCGCCTTTACCCTTTTCAGAACGCACTTCATACAAAGCTGTTTGCCGTAATTCTTCATCGAGCCGTCTATTATCTGCTGAACAGTACGCTTGCCGTCTGACATTATCGTCTTTCCGCACTCTGAGCAGATATGTTCGTCTGCAAGATGATAGTATGTCCTCAGTGCTTCATCAACAAGTTTCAGATCGTTGCTTATGTACATACTGTCAAACAGCCCGATAGGACTTTTGCAGGTGTCAGTGCCGTCCGTCTGAGTGGCGAAAAGATACTTGCCGTCAACCACAACAGTTTTAAGCACAGTTGTGAACATACCCTCGACAGTTATCTTTTCGTCAAGCAACTTGCCGATAGTTTTAGCTTTTTGCCTGCCGTCCTCGCCTGTATCAAGGTGATTGAGAAAATACACGATAACATCTTCGGGAAGCATTTCAACGCTTCTCACAAGCTCCCAGAAATTCTTTGCAATGTCAGTGAACTTCTGATAGCCCGTTTCCTTTGCACGGCGCATAAACTCGTTCACCATAAGATACTGACTATCGTCAACGGCTATGGACTTTGCCGTCTGAGCTTTCATAAAGCGTTCTATCTCACCGTAATTGTCGGTATGTATCGTTGACTTAAACTGTGTGCGGAACGGAAGCTGTTTTCCGTTCACGTTCACAAGTGCAAGCTCGTCCTCTTTGAAATTTCTCAGGGAAGCAGATTTACCGCTTCCTGAAAAGCCTAATACAAGTATCGCAAGTCCCATTCTCTTTCCCTCCTTATCTTATGGTCAGTCCCGGTCTGCGGACAACAGCCGCATATGGTATCTTCCTGCCTGCTTCGATAGCCGCCTTGACAGCCGTCTTGCTTATGTCAGGATCTTTGTATTTCAGCAGGCTGTCATCATTGACCTTTGCCCACTCCACAAAGGCTTTCGGGTCTGTTATCTCGGTGCTTTCCCTGCCCTTTGTAATGCTTATCTTAGCCATAACGCCCTCTATCTTGTTAAGATTTACCCTCTGCATACTGTTCATAAGATAAGCTTTAAGGCTCTCTGCCTGCTTGACTTTCTGCTCACGTCTTGCTTTGAGGGCTTTCTCCTCTGCTTCAAGCATTTTCGCCTCGCTGCTCAGCACCTTAACATAAGCCGCAACGTTCTCCGCCTTGTCTGTAAACTCAGCCTCAACGCATTCAAGGGTATCAAACCACACCTTTTCAGCCTCTGCCTTTTCCTCTGCCGTAAGCTCGGCATTTTCCGTCATATCCTCAAGGCTGTCAAAAAGCCTCTGAAAATCGTTTGTAAGCTCATAAAGTTTCATTTTTATACCTCCAGTGTTGAATTGATTATATCCGCAAGCTGTCTTGCTTTCTGTGTGAAAAGTCCGTAATTGTCGCTGTCATTATGCTCGTTCACAAAGTCCACGAGCCTTGTTACGCTGTCAACAGCGGTGGAAAGATAAGCCTTGAATATGGCTTTATCGTCCTGCACGGGGGCGGTATCCACCTTTCCCGCAAGCTTTTTCTCATACTCAGCCTTAGTTCTGTCAAGCTCTTCACAAAGCTGTGAAAGCTTGTCCTGCTTATCCTTTTCAGCCTGCTCAGCTTTCTGCAAAAGCTCTCTGCGGTCTTTCAGGCTGTCTTCTTCAAGCTTTGAATATTTTTCCGACCAGTCAAGGTCAACACGCCGCATAGCGTCTTTAAGGTTTGCCACCTCTTTGCTGTCCGTTTCCACAGCCACCTCGATAGGACGGCTCTCAAGGTCCTTTATCTCGGCTTCAAGCTGTGTTACCTTATTTTTCATTTCAAGCACCTTTTTATCCGCCATAAAGACCTGATGGCTTGCCTCTGCATTTGACTCCATAGCTCTGTCACGCTCGTTCTGCAAAATATCTATTTTTGCTTTGAGCTCCTTGACAGTTGTATTTTCAAGGTCGGTGTTCTCGGTAAGTTCTGTTCGCTCTTCATCGGAAAGCTTAGCAAGAAGTGTCAGCTTTTTAACTCCGATTTGTAAACTCGAGTTTACAAAATCCTGCGGTAATTTTTCAGCCACTCTAATGTAATTGTACACGTTCATTCTTGAAAAGCCTGTTTCCTGCTCGCAATACTCTCCAAAATCGGAGTACCCAAGCTCCTTGTAAAGCCTGCTGTCCCTCATTTCCTTAAAGCCCATACACATATCGTAAAGGCTCTGCTGTGCAAGCTGAGCTGAGGTCTTTATCCTGCGGTCAAGCTCAGCCGCCTTGATATATTCTGCCGATAGTTCATTCATGCTGTTTTACGCTCCTTTCGTTTCTCAGCGAACACCCTGTCAAGATACCGCTGATACTTCTGTTCAAAGTCCTTTATCTCCTGCGGTTTGTCCTCACCGCCGTTTTGTACCACGTTGTTCCTATATCCTCTGCACTGCACGATACCGCCGTATTGGCTCACCTCAACAGTATAGTAAGGCTTGTTAGGTTCAGAGGCTTTCCGCAGGAACATTATACTTAGCTTTCCCATAGCATGGCGTTCTGCATATCCGCCCACACAATGGGAAAGTATCCTGCCCTCGTCCTCTATCTCTTTCAAACTGTGTGGCTGTCTGACAAGCAAGCCGTCTGCCGAAAATTCAAGGCAGACACGCTCTGCAAGCCTTTTCGTGAAGTTCTGCAAAACAAGCTCGTCATGCTCATAGTTGATGATCTGAGTGAGCCTGTTGTGCATTGTCCAGAAATCGTGTGGCAACGCTATCATTGTATCGTGAATGTTATACTCCAGCGTTTCGCACTGCTCCAGATAGTCGCTGTAATCAAGAGGTGTCATTTCCTGCTCGTGTATGTATCGTGCCACCCTTTGCGGTGTAAGACCTGTTATCCTCACAAGACGTTCAAGAGTGCCGTGTTCGTTCTTAAAGACCTTTGCTATATTCAGTAAATCTTCTGGTCTGAGCTTTGGATATTCCTCACGATAGTCAAGATACTGCTCCCACAGATGTTCACTGCCTTTTAGTGCCTTGAACTCCGTCTTGTTCAGTCCGAGCATTTTCAGCAGGTCATTACTTTTCCAGTTCACACGCTGAGAGAGCAGGAACTTTTCCTGATATCCCCACCAACCTGTGTATCTCACGCTTGTTACGTCATAGCCTTGTTTCATAAGATACTCAAGATTAGGGTGCTTGCAATATGCGTGAAGATAGCATATAAGCATATTGCCGTGATAATGCTGATACTGACTATACCGCATATCCGACTTGTCTATGGCTTTGATGTTCAGCACCGAATAGGAATTATCATAGTTATATCCCATACAGCACTTGCAAAAGACAGGCTCACGGAAATCATTACGCACAGACCAGTTAATGCCGTTATCACTGCCGTATCTCACCGATCCGTCACGGGCGAACACATACCGCTGTCTTTCCACAAGGTCACCCGTTGAGTATCTGTGAAAGCAACGTGCGAAAAGCTCAGCACCCCTTGTGAGGAACACCACATAATTCTTAGCACCTCTGCCTTTCATCTTATCCATAAGCTCTTTATCCACCGCAGGAAAGCAGTAGATAAGAGCCTCTTTTCTTGTCTTTTTCATACTGCTACCTCAGAAGTCAAGCAAGCTGTCAAGTGACAGGCTGACAGGCGGTTTTGCCGTTTCTTCGCTGTCCGAGCCGTCGCCCAGGTCGATAGTCATATTAAAATGAACGTCTGCACCCTTGAAGTAAAAGCTTACAGCTCTGCGGTAGACCTCGATATCCGAAATACTTCCCCCTGCACCCTTAACAGCGTTTTCCGCACACTCAGCGAAAGTCCTGTCCGTCTGCAGGGCCGCCTGAGCGAACTCCTCGTTCTGCTCACAGAAAATTTTGAGAGCCTCAAGAGTAGGCTTTGCAACCGCCTGTGCATACTTGCCAAGCTTAGCGGCAGACAGCTCCTGCGACAGCTTGTCCTGAGCTTTCTTTGCGTTAATGTTCATTGCCGTCACCGCCTCTCAGTTCATCAAGCTTACATCTTGTGCTGAATATTTTTCCGTATGCCTCTCCGATATCAAAGGCTCTCTGCTCACATTCTGACATTCCCTCATAGACAGTAAGTATATTTGAGCAAGCTTCATCAGCGGTTTTGTATGCTTGACAAATCGCTGCTTTTGTGGTATCATCAAGGTGTATGTTATCGGTATCTTTTGATACCACCTCCGAGCTTGTGCCTGTTGCCGCAGGTGCAGGCTCGTTTTCTTTTAGGTACTCTGCCAAATACGCACCACACTTCAAATCTTTTTCACTAAGCGGACAATCTTTGCAACTAACAGTAAATTCTGTACAGTAGTTTACCGCCTTTTCAAACTCCTCTTTCGTTATCATCGGTATCCTCCTCTTTCTCAAAACGTTTCTCCCAGTGCCTATCCACCACGCTCAGTGCAAGATACATCACTACATCTATGCCTGCAATCACAGCTATTGTTATCAGCAGTATTCCTACAATGTTCATTACCACTTTCCTTTCATTTCAACTTCGACCTTGACCACGGGTCTGCCTGCTTCTCTCACCGCACGCTTTATGCTCTTCTCTGCTTCCTCGTAGGCAGTTTCTTTTACGCTTACATACCACCTGTACGCAACATACATTGCAAGCACCACCAAGAGCGCTACCGCTGCGGCACATCTGATTATCTCTAGTACGGCTATCATTTTCTCACGTCCTTTCCGTAAAGCGTGCGGAGTTTTTTAAGCCTTTTCTCGAAGTTGTCGATATCAATGCCCCACACCTCGTAGGCTATCTCGGTATTGACCGAGTGCGGCAGCCATGACGTCACGCCACGCTTTGCCATTTCTTCCTTAACAGCTTTCTTGATCTTGATAGTCTGCGTTTCACCTGTGCCGAACAGTGCCTTGATATCCGCATTGGTTATCTCGGGCTTTTCATAGTACAGCCGCACTGCCATTTCAATGTCAGGTGACCTCATTTATCTCACCTCCTCGATAATCGAGACAGTTTCGCCCGAACTAATAGCGTTCGCTTTTACTTTCCATAAAGCCTCACGTTCGCTATCGGCAGATACTGTATAGACCCAGTTGCGATTATACCGGTCTGTCGTTGTTACCTTGTACAGTTTCATTTTTGTACCCCCCTCATTTTCTGTCCGTTCAATCGGACTG